TGTGTTTAAAGCCGTTTATCAACTAGCGGATCAAGCAGGTGAATATGGACTGAGTAACTTCTTTGCAGATCGTCAAGATGCACACCGTAAGCACAGCTGGATGTTAAGAAGCACATTAAAATGAAACAATATAGGATCACAACAGAGCATTTAAATCAAAACAGTTCAGACGACTGCTATCTTGCTCCGGATGATCCTGTACATGAATTGAAAGCAATACAATATCTAGCTGGATTAGGTAGTAATGCTAGATTACACGAATATAAGGTTAACCAAGGAAGTAATGTATCAGTTACAGGAATGCAAAATCAGGAACTTGAAAGAAAACACAATATTAAGCCTGGCACTCCAGAATGGTTTCAACTTTGGTTCAGCTTGCCTTACTTAACTGGCGAAAAGAAGGTAGGAAAGTAATATGAAAATTACAGAAATTATTACAGAAACAGCTACAGCAGGATCAACTAGTGCTGGTAATATTGCTACAGTTGACGCTCCTCACATTAGCCCAGGCAAATCTAGAGGAAAGACAAGCTATATAGGCAATCCTTGGGGCGGAATATCAGGAACAAAAGCACCTAAACAGCCTAAAATTAAACAGAAAAAACACAAAGATGGGACTGCTGTAAATGCATTAGACCTACAAGGCACTAGCATTTTTGGTGGTAAGACTATTAAAAGACGCTAAATATACGATAACGGAGTTTTCATTATGCACGACGACATGCAACCAGATAATATGAGCCAAGCACCAATCGGTGCCCATGGAGAATCAGATCGCGAAGGCGCAATGGCCAAAGCGGACCTATACAAACTAGCCAACTACAGTCTAAAACTGTTTAAGAAACTAGACGATGATGCCCAACTTGAAGGATGGGTTCAGGCTAAAATCACTAAAGCTGCTGACTACATTGCCAGCGTATTCCATTACTTAGAATATGAAATGGAATTTAGCGATTACGGTGCTAGATTAGACAACAACGAAATGTATAATGAAAGCCAAAAACTTGAACTTAAAAACAAGTTAATGGAAGCTAAGGCTAAGGTTGCTGAGCTAAAGAAACTTCAAGCTGAAAAAGTAAAAGAAGACCGTAAAGAAGTTACCAAAACTCAACACGGTACTGCTACAGCTACATATGGCGATGATGGCAAACGTAAAGGTGTTGTTCATAAAGATGAAAGAAAATACTCCGATGAAGAACACGGCGAAGTTGCAAGTCTAGCTAAAGGCAAAAGTGCTGCTGAAAAGAAAGCAGACAAAGCTAAAGAAATTAAACTTCCTAAACCAGAAAAAGGAACTCGTGTATGGGGCATGAAAGGTGGAGAGAAGTTTGAAAAGACAGTTAAGGAAGGTGCAAAACCTGACTTTGCAGACTTAGACAAAGACGGCGATGAAAAAGAGCCAATGAAAAAGGCTGCTAAAGAAGCTAAGAAAGAAAAGAAAGTAGACGAAGCATCTGAAGAAAAATGTAACCATACAGCCAAAGGTAAATCATGTCCAGTTCATGGCATGAAAGAATGCAGTATGAAAGAAGATGCTAAACCAAGTGCAGGTATGACTAAGAAAGAAAAGTCATCAACTGTAAAGGCTGCTAAGGCAGGAAAAGATATTGGTAAGCCAGGAAAGAATTTTGAAAAAGTTGCAAAGAAAGCAGGCGGTGGTGAAAAAGGTGAGAAGATTGCTGCAGCCGCTATGTGGAAAAACAAAGCAAAGAGTTTAAAAGAAAGTCTACAGGCACTACTTCCTGAAGCACCATTAAACGAAGAAGATCAAGCACAAGCTCAAGCTGGTTTGCAAGCCTTACTTGACTACGCAAAACAAAATGATCCCCAAGGACTTGCACAGGCTGTACAACAAGGTGGACAGGCTGTAGAAAATTATTTTAAAGATTTAGCAAATAAGATTCCGGCAAATCCTCAACCTACAACACAACCTGGCGCAGGTGCTCCAGCTGCACCAACAGCAGGTACAGAACCAAAAGACATGCCAGCAGCAGGAGAAGTTGAAGCAGAAGAAGGTGCGGCTATGAATTTTGTTAATGGCGTTGTATCAGCAGCTAAACATCCTGGAGAATTTGTACAAGGTGCCGCTAATCAATTAGGTCAAGAAGTTGGCAATGCAGTTAATACTGTACAAGGTGTAGTACAAGGTGCTCAACAAGTTGGTAAGAATGTAGTTCAAGGTGTTAAAGATGTAGCAAATGCAGCTACATCTGGTTATAATCAAGCAAGAAATCCAAAAGGACCAAACCAACCAGTTATGGGACAACCTACTCCCGATCCAAAGCCATCAAACGCTGGTGGATTAAGATCAGCAACACAAGCTGACGTTCGTAAAGAAGATGATTTCCAACAAAAAGTTGCTACAACAGCTGCACAGTTAAGAGAAAATGCAGAGTTTGAACGTTTGATGCAATTTAAACAAAGACTAGTAGGTTAATAGTATGGACATGAAGAAAATTCTACAGGCTATTGATAGCGTTTCTACAAAACCTGTAGAAGATTCTAGTGTACTAACTGAAGGATCTAATCCTCACAAAGTTGCGTTACCGGTACAAATGGCTATGCAACAATATCAAAAGCCCGCTATTAAAAAAGAAAATGTTGTTAGAAAATACTTTGAACAAGTACAAGAAGAAACATTACAACAGCAAACTGAACGTAAACAACTAATTCAGCAGTATGCTCAAAAAATTAGTCAACGTGTTTTAGAAAATCGACGTTATGGTAGCTATGATGCATATCAACGTGATTACGACAGTAGTATAAGTGGTTTTGGGCGCGGTCGCCGAGATATCGACGACGAAGCTAATTTAATGTATATCTACAGAGATGGTCGTTTAAAACAACGAATGATTTCTAATCACGAAGAACGTAGTGCTCATGCAGAAGGATTTCGAGATAGTCAAGAAAAAGCATTAAAAATTCATGGCATTATACGAAGCAAATTTGATCCAAAGAAATGGGTACAAAAACAAGGCACACAATGGATTCAAGTATTCCCATTTGGAAAAACAGACGAGATAAACAAGGAACAGTAAAATGGATTTAAGAGATCTTATTAACAAGTTAGATGCTATTGAACAAACTAAACTACTAGCAGAAGCAGAAGAACTAATGGAAAAGGTTCGCATTCGCTATAGCGATGTTGAAGCTGTTGCAAAACAATATGCTACAGACGACGATGCTAGAGGAAAAGCATTGGCAAAACTGGCTGCTGATAATGGTCTACAAACTTTATTTGATCCTATTAGCGGTGAGCTTGTAAAGGCAGACGGAAGCTATGCATCATTCTTAGGTGCAGACGAAGCTACTGTTAATAGATTAAAAGGTTGGGGTTTACTTCCTTTAAATGCAAAAACATCTAGCTGGATGGGTGCTAGAGGCCAAGATAGAAAAACAGCTATTGGAGACAACCAGTCAGCTCAAGAACGAGACAAAATGGTTGATCGTGCAGAAGAATTAATGAAAAAAGCTATTACTGCACCATCAGCTGCACCAGCTAAAGAAAGCATTGCAGAATCATTATTAGGTAGTTTTGGCTACAAAGTTTCGTTACTAGAATACATTACACCAGAAGAACATGCAGAGTTAAAAGGGCTAGTACAAAAACTTACTCCTTTTGCAAAATCAGATCCTGATTCAGCAGACCTTGTTGCACAATTTAGAGCATACAATCAACAACGAGATGCGTTAATTGCACGTATTAAAGAAGTTATTGCTGCAATAAAACCTGCGGCAACAACATCAACTGCACCGGCTGCACCAGCTGGAGGAGAACGTAGTGGAGGTGCTGGTACACCAGCAAATGAATCATTAGATAATGATTCAGAAATGTTAATGGAATTGTCATTAACACCTCAAGGTCAAAAGGCAGGTGCTAAACTTTTTGAACCAGACTGGAAAGGTTATCTAAGTCCTGAACAAGTAAAACATAATCTCGCATTGTTAAAGAAAGGACATGCTAAACTAGATTGGAGTGACCATTTAGGTAAAACAGTTAAAGACTGGGCTAATATGGCAACTTTTGATCTAGCGGACAAAGCAGCGGCAGCAGCTAGTAGCGCATTTGATCCAAATACCACATACAAAAAAGAACGCGAAAAACAACAAGCGGCTGATAGAGCTTATAACTTAGATCCAAATGCTTTGAATTTACGTTCAGCGGCAAATGCAGTTGGCTGGAAAATGGATCCAAACAATCCAGCTGGAAACATGACTATAGGTGACGTATTAGGCCTTGTAGGCCCTGGCGCTATTACAAGTATGTTTAAAGTAGGTGTGAAAGGTGCTCAAAAACTTGGTATGGGTAAAGTCGGCCAGTTTGTTACAGGTACAGGTGCTGTAGTTGGTACTCAAAAAGCTGTTGATCAAATAGATAAAGCAGCCGGAGTAGATCCTCATCCAGATAACGTTCCGTCAAATAATCCGCAACCACCGAATCCACAACCAGCTAATAACAAATTAAAATACGACGAAGAAGTTAAGAAAATTCAAGATTACTTAGTTGCACAATACGGTAGTGCAAAAAACATATTACCTCGCTTTGGTGCAGATGGAAAACTAGGCAAAGAAACTCAAGATGCTATTGCTCGTGCTAAGAAAGACGGAAAATTAACTGCTGACGGAAAAATACCTTCTGCACCAGATCAAAGTAATGCAGAAACAGCTAGACTACAACGTCAAAATGATGCAGCTCCTTCAGCGTCAGAACCAGATCAAAGTAATGCAGAAACAGCTAGACTACAACGTCAAAATGATGCAGCTCCTTCTGGTCCAACAACGGCTACAAATGCCATGGCAGATTTAGATCCAAAAGTAGTACAAGATGCTATGAAGAAATTAGGAATAACACCTCCTAACATCACTCAAGAGCAGTTAGCAGCATTAATGGATGCTGTAGGAATTAAAGACGGAGAAGAAGTTGCAGATGCAGGTGCTGGAGCAAATGCATCAAATGCTACGGCAGATACAACCGGTGGTCCAAATATGAGTGGCGGACAAGCCGCTCCAACTGTAATGGCAGGTGGTGGTGATGGCGGTCTTGTTCAAGGAACAACTAGAACAGCTGAATCGTCAGACCTAGCTCGCATACTGAAACTATCCGGCTTATATGAAGATGATGATCTTGAAGAGGATCGTATTGGCGGCGGCATGAAATTTGCAAGTTGGGTCATTGATCAAATGATAGCAAGCGGTCCAAGAGGACAACGACTAGCTAAACTTGCTAACGAACCTTTGGCATCCAAAGTTGCTAGTCCCGGTGAACTTCGTGCTGCAAGAAAAATGGCTAGCGATATTGAACGTGCAGGACAAAAAGGTACATCTGCTGCAGAGAAAGGTGTAGCCAATACAGAGAAGGGTGTAGCTAATGCAGAAAAAGGTGTAGCTAATGCAGAAAAAGGTGTAGCTAATGTAGAGAAAGGTGTAGCCGATGCAGAAAAAGTTCTTCCTAAGGTAGGAGACGAGGCTGTTTCTAAATTAACAGCAGATGCTGCTAAGGGAGAAGGATTACTTTATCAAGTTGGAAAATTAGGCGGACGTTTTGTAAGATTTATTAAGAACAATAAATTCTTAACTCTACTAGCCTTGTTGGCAGCATATGGAATTTACAAAATTGTGACAACGGACAAACCAGTCGAACCGCAACCAGGACCAGGACCAGGACCAGGACCAGCACCTGGGCCAGCGCCAGTTCAACCGCAAGTAGATCCAAAAGAAGAAGAACGCAAACGTCAACTTTTAGATCTTGAAAAACTTCTTGCTCAATTATATGGTGGTTGGCCAACTGATCCAGAAACAGCTGAAACAATTAAGGCGGCTGTTGCAGCTGGTGCCAAGGCGCCAGAAGGATTTAAAGAAGGCGGCGTTCAACCTCAACCAGCGGCTACAGCAGGTGGTGATTCAAATGCTAGAGTTTTTGGTAGAGCCGGTGTTAGTGCAAGTGCTGAAGATCTAGCAAAAAAATCAGCTGCAACACCAACATATCCAGGTCAAGGTGTTCGAAGATAACATTTTTAAGCTCATAAAAACGGCAAATTTATTTTGCCGTTTTTTGTCTTTGAGCTTGCATTACTAAGATAACTAATATATAATAGGCATTATTACTAGGAGATTTACATGGCTGGACGCAACTATGGCGCAGAAGAAAAGGCAAAATTGGAACGACTAATTAGCGAAGGTTCCACAGTATTACGTGAAATTGAAGATTTACAAGAAGGCCTAAAAGAAACTGTTAAAGCAGTTGCTGAAGAATTACAAGTAAAACCCAGTGTCATTAACAAAGCAATTAAAATCGCACACAAAGGCGATTGGCAGGCTTACAATGAAGATTGGGAAGAAATTGAAGCTATTTTGGATATTACAAAACGTATCTAAGTATAGTATAATATATGGGTGCGGCAGGCCATAATCTGCCATATTAGGTATTTGCGAGCCGTAAATCGCATGGAGAGAAAAATTTATGTCTTATGTAGACGCTTGGTTTGACCGCGATAATGATATTATTCGTGTTGTTGAACGCAACAAAAAAGGCGAAAGAGAATTTAGAGATATTCCAGTTCGTCACACATTATATGTTAAAGACCCTAAGGGCAAACATATTTCAATCTACGGCGAAGCAGTAAGCCGTATCGTTTGTAAAAATACAAAAGAACTACGTAAAGAAATGGCCATTAATAGTGGCAAAACTCTATACGAAGCAGACATCAATCCAATCTTTGTTACACTAAGTGAAAATTATCTCAATCAAGATGCGCCTAAACTAAATGCTGCATTTTTCGATATTGAGGTAGACTTTGACCCCGAGCGTGGTTACGCAAGTCCAGATGATGCTTTCATGCCAATCACTGCTATTGCAGTTCACCTACAATGGTTAGACACTATGGTATGTTTGGCTATTCCGCCAAAAGGTGTTAGCATGGAAGATGCTAAGGAAATGGTTAAAGACTTTCCAAACACAATGTTGTTTGACAACGAAGCGGATTTGCTCATAGCATTTTTAGACCTAATACAAGAAGCAGATGTATTATCAGGTTGGAACAGTGAAGGCTTTGATATTCCATATACTGTTAATCGTGTTACCAAAGTCCTTAGCAAAGAAGATACAAGACGTTTTTGTTTGTTTGATCAATTTCCTCGTAAACGTGAATATGAAAAATTTGGTCGTACTGCTACAACTTATGACTTAATCGGTCGTGTTCACGTAGACTATCTTGAACTTTATAGAAAGTACACATATGAAGAAAGACACTCCTATCGATTGGATGCCATCGCGGAATACGAACTTGGCGAAAGAAAGACTCAATATGAAGGAACTTTGGACCAACTCTACAACAACGATTTTAAAACGTTCGTCGAATACAACAGACAAGACTGTGCGCTATTGGACAGACTTGATAAGAAACTAAAGTTCTTAGACCTAGCCAACACACTGGCACACGAAAACACAGTATTGTTACAAACAACAATGGGTGCTGTTGCTGTGACAGAACAGGCCATTATTAACGAAGCACATCGTAGAGGATTTGTTGTACCAAATCGTCCAAAGATGAGCGAACGTGAAGATACTGCGGCCGCCGGTGCTTACGTTGCATATCCTAAAGAAGGTATTCAAGACTGGGTAGGATCATTAGATATTAACAGTCTTTATCCAAGTGCCATTCGTGCGCTTAACATGGGTCCTGAAACTATTGTTGGTCAGCTACGTCAAACACTGACTGAAGATTTCTTGCAAAACCAAATGGCAAAAGGCAAGAGCTTTGCGGCAGCGTGGGAAGGTGTATTTGGATCATTAGAGTACACAGCAGTAATGAATCAAGAAATTGGAACTGACATTACCATTGACTGGGAAGATGGAACTAGTGATGTTGTTAGTGCCGCCGAAGTCTATAGATTGATTTTTGAAAGCAATCAGCCCTGGATGCTTTCAGCAAATGGCACTATCTTCACTTATGAAAAGGAAGGAATTATTCCAGGGCTACTAAAACGTTGGTATGCAGAACGTAAAGAAATGCAGGCCAAGTTAAAGGAGGCTATAAATGCTGGTAACAAAATTGAAGAAGAGTATTGGGACAAGAGACAGTTGGTCAAGAAGATTAACCTTAACTCGCTCTATGGCGCCATTCTTAATCCTGGCTGTCGCTTTTTTGATAAACGTATCGGCCAATCTACAACTCTTACAGGGCGACAGATCGCAAAGCATATGGCTGGAAAAGTCAATGAGATTGTTGCGGGAGAATATAACCACGTGGGTAAAGCAATCATCTACGGAGACACCGATTCCTGTTATTTCTCTGCTTATAAGACCCTAAAGAAAGAAATTGATGCAGGTCATATACCTTGGACTAAAGAAACTGTAGTTCAACTCTATGACCAAATCGGCGAAGAAGTAAACACAACATTTCCACAGTTTATGTTAGATGCATTTCATGTACCAAAAACACGTGGTGAAGTTATTAAAGCAGGCCGTGAAATTGTTGGTTCTAAGAGTTTGTTTATTACTAAGAAGCGTTATGCTGTTCTTTACTATGACAAAGAAGGCAAACGTGCAGACGTCGATGGCAAACCAGGCAAGATTAAGGCTATGGGTCTAGATCTTAAACGTAGTGATACACCTGAATTTATTCAAAACTTCTTAAGCGATGTCCTTGAAATGGTGTTAACTGGTGCTACAGAAGAACAAGTATTAGAACACATTACACATTTCCGTACAGCGTTTAAAGCTCGTCCTGGTTGGGAAAAAGGAAGTCCTAAGAGAGCAAATAACATTACTGAATATGAAGCTAAAGAAAAGAAAGCTGGTAAAGCCAATATGCCAGGACATGTCCGTGCAAGTATCAATTGGAATACTTTGAAGCGTATGTACAACGACAAGTACTCGATGAATATTACAGACGGTGCTAAAGTTATTGTATGTAAACTAAAACAAAATCCTTTAGGATTTACTAGTGTTGCATATCCAGTAGATGAATTGCGTTTGCCACAGTGGTTCAAAGATTTACCTTTTGACCATGATGAAATGGAAGCAACTATTATTGATAACAAACTATCCAACCTTATTGGCGTATTGAACTGGGATATTAAATCAACTGAGGAGAAGAACACGTTTAACAGCCTGTTCGAATTTTAATATGAAATTTATAATTGCTGGTTACGGATTTGTTGGTAAAGCAGTTGCTAATGCATTAAAAGATCAGCACGAAATTGTTATACACGATCCGCAGTATACAGATTTTAAAATTATTGATCACCACGATGCAGATGGCATCATTGTATGTGTTCCTACTCCTACAACAGAATATGGAATTTGCGATGCCAGCATAATAGCCGAAGTATTAGATTATGTCCCGGTGTTTATGCCTATTCTTATTAAGAGTACCGTGACACCTGGTATTGTAGAAGGCTTCAAAGAAATATATCCAGATCATAGTATTTGTTACAGTCCAGAATTCCTAAGAGCCAATACAGCTGACAAAGATTTCTTAAATCAAAAATATGTTGTAATAGGTGGAGAGGATCCAGAATGTTTCTGGCAGGATCTATTTCAAAATACATTGCCAAACTGTAAAATGATTTTAAACTGTACCGAAGAAGAGGCTTGTTTAGTCAAGTATAGTGTAAACAGTTTTTTAGCATTAAAAGCCAGCTTCTTCAATCAAGTCTATGACTTATGCGAAAAGACAGGCATGTCTTTTGAAACAGTTAGACATATTATATCACAAGATAATAGAATTGGTTCAGGGCATACACTAGTACCTGGTCCAGATGGATACCGTGGCTGGGGAGGACATTGTTTTCCTAAAGACACACAAGCATTTATTCGATGGGCTAACACTATAGGTGCGCCAATTAGTTTGGTTGAATCAGCAGTCGAATATAACAAAAAAGTAAGAAATGAGCCTTGACTTTTACAAAAAACCTAAATATAATCACTAAACATGGAGAATCATATGAAAGATATTTTACAAGACTTGGTAGCACACACTCATAGCCTAGGATTTATTCCTTTGGTTAAAGTTAGTTCTACTGAACAAGCTACTGAAATCGAAGCTATGGCTGAAGACCGTTCAGTTATTGTTAATGCAAAAACAAAAACACCAGTCGATGAATTTACAGGTGTGTTTGGTATGCCAAACCTAAATAAACTAGACATTCATCTTAAGTGTCCGGAATATAAAGAAAACGCTAAGATTAGTGTTACTAAAGCACAGCGTAACGGAGAAGAAATTCCTACAGGCTTACACTTTGAAAATAAAGACGGTGACTTTGAAAACGACTATCGTTTTATGAATACAGAAATTATTAACGAA